ATCAAAAGCTGCAATATTATTAACACCAGTTGTCGCCACAAAGTCGTCTGGAATGGAAAAAATGTAATTACTTCCCTGTTGAATACCTAATGCAACTTGTCCAGCTTTCAAAGTTACTATTTTTGTGTCATTTGTTCCTAAGTCTACACTAAAATTCACCGTAGCTTGTGCAGATCTAGCTGATCTAGGTACATAACCAATATTTCTAGCAAGTGAAACTACATTTTCACGCAAAGTCGCACTGTCGAGGAAGCACTCGTTAACTGCCATGTTGGTATTGTAAGCAGTTATGTAAGAGTTATACGCTAAAAGGTCAATTAAGGTCGCAAAGTTTGATCCTTCAAAGTCAAAATCAGCGAAATCACTGTTTACACGAAGGTAATCTTTAATTTGTGCCCTAAGACTTTGGAAATCTAGGTTTGTAAACTGGTTAAATGACATTATATCCTAGTTGATTGGAGAATAAATTCTATATCTTGTCTTGGAGTTTCTAATCCAACAATATTATATCCGATTTGCACCGTTAGTTCATTAGTATCTAACGGATATACAACTTTAACACCTATTTTAGCAATTCTTGGTTCAAAGTTTTCAAGTAAAAGTCGTATATCATCCTCTAAAACTTGGGCATTATCGGGATCTGCCTGTTCAAAGAGTGAATCTTCGACAGCACTACCCAATAAGGACTCAAAAAACCTTTCACCTATCCGTGTTCTTACCAAATTTGTCACAGCTCTCTTAATGGCATTCTCATTCGTGAACACTCCGATATCATCCGTTACTGGATGTCGGTTAAATGTCAAACTTATATCCTTAAAAGGTACGCTTGTTAGGTCACGTTGATCTATTTTGGCCATTATTCTTCAAGAAGTTTCTTCTTTTTCTTATCATTTAGATGATCTCCTACGACTTCTCGCAAAATATCATCAGCTATCTCTTCCTCTGGTCGAGGATTGAGGTAAGAGCTCTCATCTTTTTTAGGTTTTATGTAAAAATCTTCGTAAGATTTCTCCCAATCTTCCATATTCATGACTATCATGCTGTTCAAATTCTATTTAGACACAAAAAAAGACCCTTTTAGGGGTCTTTGAAAGTTTTTTAGAGTATTCTTAACCAGCAGCAAGCGGAGATTGTGAATCATTTGTGTTTGCAGCAGCTTTTTTTCGTGCTTGAGCACTCACATCATACTGTCCAACTATACTTCCACTAGCGAATCCCTGACTTTCTACGTTATGGGGTGCTAATTTAGGATCTGAGTCTGCCATCTTTAACCTTTTTCTTTTTATTTATCTATCTGAGCTCTTAATCTATTGGGAGAAATACCTTCTTCAAGGTAAAACTGCAATCTAATGTCTGCTTGTTCCTTTGTAAGACCTACATCTTGCTTCGGATCGTTGACACACCACCCTGATGTGCCTAATTCTACGACTTTGTACTTTACATTTTCCATTGGTTGTGGTGTTGTCATTAGATAATCCTCGTTTTTTCATGTCCAACACGGATTTTTGGATCAATCCAGATTTCCATTCCCGCTTCTTTAGCATCTAAACAGAAAGATACGTCTTCTCCACACATATCTTGAACATCTCCTGACTCAAAGACTTGCATTTTAGGAGCAAACCAAGGATACTTCATCTCTTTATGTTCAAATACACCGTTCTTAACAAGTAACCAACCAAAACCAGTGTAGTCAACTGTAAATGGTTTGCGTCTACGAGAGATTGACTCGATAGTTTCGTGATTCATCACTCCACCATTCTTAGCAAAGTCGTCTTCTTCTAGCCAATGTGCAACAGATGTTGTTTTGCCATCTTCTGTACAATACCAACCTCCAGCAATGTCCTTCTGCATCCATACTAAACGATAAAACTTTTCTGTATCGAATACGATGTCTGAGTCTATCCATAACTGCCAGTCATATTTTAATTTACCATCCCAAGGTATCTGGTCTGGGCCTCTTAATACGTTTGCACCAAGGCATTTGCATCTTGCAAAGTTAACCATTGATGAATAATCTTGTGAGATTTGAATACTCGATCCATTCTGCACGAGGTCAAAGCATAGTTGAACGAAGTTCTTTAAAAAGATATAAGATACTCCTCTACCTGGCAGACAGAAAACTATTGCTTTACCTTTGGCTAATGCCTTTGCCTCTTCTAAGTTAAAGTCATCTTCGACTTTCTTAGTTTTGGGGGCATTTGCCTTTACTGTAAATCCTTTTGCCATAACATGTTGTAATTACATTCTTAAGTATACCACGGTCAAACCAATTTGTCCATAGTGTTATATTATATAGTCATTTTTTATGAGCTCTTTTTGAGAAACTCCTGACTATTACAGGGGCCTAACAACATTCCCTGATCGTTAATTCCTTTCAAAGCCATACTGTTGATTGCGATGTCACCAGCTACTGATAATCTTTTCTCGTCAGTTAAGTAGTGGGGGTAAACCGCATGAAACAGATCACTAGGAAAAATTAACATATGACCTTCATTATATTGTTGCTCTAATTTCCAATTTACTTTTCTCATATTCCCACAGACATCATTATAGGTAAGAATGAAATCCCCTGCATCTGGATGCATCGTATCTGGTACTTCTTGTTCTTCTGTGGCACAGGAAGGAATTTTAAGCCATACTACAAAAGAGAATATGGCGTCATGTTGATGTAATGCTTGATATTGTCCTTTACCAGTATAATTTGCCCAGAACTTCTGAAAGGTTAACTCATGTATGTGAGTTGTTCTTAATCTATGAGGTATTCCAAAGTCTTCAATATATTGTTGTATTACTTTTCTCAGAACTTCATTTTGAAAACGATTATCGTCATCTACCAACATCCACTGTTGCTTTGCATTATCTGGTTCATACTTCTCTACCAGATGATGTAGATGATCTAAGTGTTCTTTATCCAGAGTTATATCTAAAACTCCGTAATTAGGCAAATCAATCTTTTTGGTTCTCATTTTTAATCACCTTTATTTCTTCTTTACGAAGTTCATCATTTGGATAGTTTTTAAAATACTCTTTTAGATATGACAGTTTATGTTTTATATCTCCCACTGGAATATCTTCCATAATAAGGTTATCGCCAATATAGACGTTATAGGTATTCATCTTCCCAAGTGGCCATCATGTCCTCTAAGTCCTTACGGATATCAGGATGGTACATAAGATGATTATCATGCTCTAATCTAAAAGAGATAGATTCGTAGATGTACTCTAGCTCCTTAACATCGAGCTCTATATTCATTGTTTCTTCGGAAATGTTCATTATAAACTTATCTATACATTTTTGTTTTTAAACCACCGCTCCAGAACTACCCATTTGTTCAAATGATCTATCAGGATTAATCGGTTCGGTTGGCATCATACTATTAATAGTAATATCTCCAGCAAGTGCAACACGGTACTCGGTAGTAGTGTAGTGGGGGTATACAATATGATTTAGGTCACTTGGAAAGAATAACATTTTACCTTCTGCACCTTTTCCTAATACCCAATTTCTTTTTTGATATTGGCCACATGTGTCAGGATAACAAAGTACAAAGTCACTTGCCTCTGGTCGGAATCCAGCTTGAACCATTCTTTCCTCCTCTCCTTCAAATGGTATCTTTAACCAAACTACAAAGGTGAATATTCCTTGATGATCATGTATGCTTTGATAATCTCCATCTTTAGATACACGACACCAGAAACGAGAAAATGTAGGTAAGTGATAATGTGTGGTTTTATGTTTGAAAGGAACTCCATAAGTATCAAAGTAAGCTTGAGTTGCTGGCATCAAAACATTGTTTTGAAAGAGTTGGTCATCATCATTTAATGGAAATTGTTTATTGTCTTGACTAATCTCCAGTAAACGATTACCTTCCCACTTGGCATTAGGGGAATACTTATGTACCAGTTTCCACAGGTTATTAATATCTTCTTCTTCTAGTTCACATTCAAGTACACCGTAATTAGGTAGGTCTACGGCTTTAGGTTGTTTCATTTAATCTCTCACGATACTTACGACGGCCATTAACGACCTTCTCCATTTGTGCTTCAGAGTATCTAGTTGTGTAATATCCCTTGTCGGCCAACTGTTTACTTGTATCGTCCAACGCGCTGATTTTTTGTATCATGACTATGGTAAACAGTTCATCCTGTTTAAGTAACAACCATAAATCTCTTCCCTGACAATTTAAAAACGTGTTGATACCGTCAACGGCGCCAGACATTTGATCTGTGTTTATGATATTCACATTTGTCTTTGCCGCAACTATGACTACATCCTTACTACCATCGAACTTATCACACTCTCTTGTAACCACCTCCCAATAGTCGTACGCGCTGAAAAAGTCATAGACCTTAACCAACTCTATCTTATTCTCATCTCTTACCTTCTTTGCAAAGGGACAACGTGGCCCTGTATAATCTGCCGCACTGTCATCAGGTTTATGTAAGTAATCAATCCAATCATGAACGTAATCTGCAAGGACATCCAAGTCATGATTCTTATAATGTGGAGATATGACCATTAATAACTTTGATCCTCCCTGATACATTCATCGCCTATACAAACAGAGAACGACAAGCTGTCTGTGTGATATGACCTGTAGATACGACCCCAGATCAAATCAAACTCCTCCTGATCTAAATTCTTGAACAGACACTCTCCTTTAAAGTATATGTGATAGGACTTTAATCCTTGATTCGTAGTGGTACTTGAATTCTCCATGAACCTCCTTTTAACTCAATAAGCTTAAACTTCTTCCGATTCTTTTCTCTCTCAACTAACTCGGCATCATTCGCAATGCTGCCATACTTCACAGGTGGATTGCCCTTGTATGTCAGTATGTGCGTATCGACCATATGATAAAGAGTATCCCAAGTCAGAGTATCCTTTAACTCACTCGCTAAGAGGGATATCTCATCAGTATCCAATTCCTCATTTATCACTTTACTTCTAATAGCTACTAACTCATCTAAGTTAATGACTATCCTACTATCATTATATATTGCCATAATAAGTTCTTTACAGTTTCTTAATCAAATGATATACCTTCTTCATCAGGAAGGTCTAGAAGCTTCTCTTCCACCCAATGATCTTTATTATCAATCTTTGCAGCCTCAACATATGCCATGATATGTCTATCCACTTGCTTATAGATTGGATGTAAGTCTATATCCATTCTGATATCGTGTGCAATCTCTGCCACTTGCTTCTCTGTTAAACAATGATCAGGATGAAGAAGATCACAACAAGGGATCCTCTTCTCTATCAGCTGATTAATGTTTATACGAATCTCATAGTCGTTATAAACCGCCATTAAAAGAACCTACCTTTAGTTCCATAGTTTACGATACCGATTGCTGAACCTATACAAAAGGTCATCAATACAAGTGTTAATACAACTCCTTCAATCATGTGCTTCACTGTTTGTTTACTCTTAAGTATAACACAATCCCTGCCCAGAGTCAACCTACTGGGGCATTTTTTATATCTGGAATTTTTTTATATACGAATAATATATAGCACTCGATTTTGGTTCGTTGTAGGTTAGGGACTTATCGGTTTTTATAATCAACATAATAATATAAAAAACCCCTGGCTAAAGGGGTTCTTATTGTTCCCCTAGTCCATATCGAACCAATAGAGATTAGTTTTTAATGTGTCTACTAGGTCAGGTGTATCAACTTTAAAAGGTAGGTCCTGTATCATATCGTACATAGCCATATTCAAATGATGTTTCTGGTCCTCTGTGAGTCTACGGTAAG